GATCAATGACCAAGCGGTGTTGGTTCATGACAGGTTCAAGGGCATCGATGATGCGATCTTCTTTACGGACATTGGCACGCTCTTCATCAACAGCGATGGAGAGCTTGGATTGTTGGATGTGCTTCTTGAAGAGTTCAGCGACGATGCCATCACCGAAGTTGGATTCAACGATGATCTTATGAGCGTTGTACTTCTTACAGCGTCTGAGGATGTCGAGGAGGGTGGAGTCTGAGTAGCCATCCTTGGAGGCGTAGATCTCATGGAGGTAGAGGAAGCCATTCTTCTGGGAGAGGAAGGCTGCTGCTGTTTCGTCAGAGCCACGACCTGAGGGGTCTACGAAGCAGATGGTTTCGGTGTAAGGGGTCCACTCACCTTGGATCTGCATGGGGCTGTAGAAGCGATCACCAGGCAGCCCTACGCAGGGAAGTTCTTTGAGGATGTTACGGGGGTCAGAGCACCAGATGATGTTGTCTGGGGCATGGGTAGGGTTGACTGAGGTAACGATGAGGTCAGCAAACTTAAGGGGGAACTTCTCAGCATCAGAGAGGCTGGTATCCAGCATGAACTGAAGCATGAAGTTTGACCGACCCATACGGCTTTCACGGGCCAAGAGGTCTTCTTCATCGAAGCGGTCAGGGTCAGTGGGTTCCCATTCCTTGGCACCATGATCGATGTCTTCCTGCAGCTCAGGGGCGAGGAGACCTTCATAGCGGGTCATGTCACGCGGGTAGCGTGCAGGCCACACCATGGGTCTATATCCACGTTGTGCGAGGGTACGGTAGATGGTGAAGATGGTCTGAGGTGTACCGAGATAAAGGATGCGGGAGGTGTCCTTTGGCGTGAGGATGGATTCAAACTCAGTGACCAGTTGGAGGAGCTTCTCACGCATCATCTCGGTCATCGAGTTGGAGGGAACCTCAACGTCATCAGCAATGATGAGGTCAGCACGGGAACCAGTGAGCTGGCCTGTGATACCGACTGACTTAACGGATGGTGCCTGGTGAGGGGAGCAGTTCACGTCAAAGGAGACGCGACTCCAGCGGGCATTGTCATCCTTGGGTCGGAGGTGCAGGAGCCAGGGGGTCTCGATGATGAGCTTCTGAAGGAAGATGGACATGTTGTCTGAGCGTTCCTTAGAAGCTGAGACGATCATGATCTTCTTTTCAGGGTCGTTGAAGAGGGTCCAGAGGACGAAGGCACCTGTGATCCACGATTTTCCGACGCCGCGAAACCCTTGAATCTGCAGGCGTCTGGGGCCATACTGGAGGTAATCAGCAATAGCCCGTTGCGCTCTCGTCGGAGGAGGAAGGCCTAGCTGTTGCCAGATGGCGGTGAGGAAATAACGGAAGGAATGTTGGAGGTTATAGAGAGGATCGTCGGATTGGACGCTGTGAGCCTCTGTGCGGCGTTTTCTAGGCATATGAGGGTATGACACCAGAAAGCCCCCAGAGGCGCCTTGTAGACGCCCCTAGGGGCCTTAGAGAGTGAATTACGGTTGTTGCTTCTTCTTCTCGTCTTCTTCTTTCTTCTTCCTGCGAGCTACGATCTCAGCAGACTTCTTAGAAGCCGAGTATTCACCGCCATCAGCGACGGGACCAACGTTCTTGGCTTGCTTGTCTTCCCGTTCTTTGATCTTGGACATGAGCCAAGAGTCATTTTTCATCAGGGGGTTGTTGGTTTCAGAGGTGCCCCGACCTGGGTTGAAGTCTTCCCACTTGCGGCCAGTGCCTGCAGTACCAGAGGCAGAGCGAGGTTGAGCCTGGCTAGGCCGTGCGGGGGATTGACGGGGAGCAGGGGTGGTAGTGGTGGAGCCAGAGGAGCGGCGCTGTTCGGCTTGGCGGGTGGCCTGGCCTTGGTTGGCGGAGCGGGTGGGAGGGACGGGAGTTGCTGCTCGGACGCGACCAGCCCTGACTCGTTCGTTAGCGGCGAGGCGAGCGTTGTTGTCGGCTTGGCGCTTAGCGTCTTGATTATTTGAGGAACGCTTTTTGATTTCTGGGCGCTTGTAGATCCCAGCACGCTCAAGTTGGTCTCCGAGCATACGGCTGCCGTCAATAAGCATTCCTGTGTTTGATGCTGCAGCAAGGCTGCCGCCAACAAGGCCAACAAGGCCAGCTCCTCGACCAAGACCACGGGCAACTCCTCTCATTGCAGTGGTACGTTGTGCCCGTCTAACTGCATCATTAACCCGGTCAGCACCGTACATACGGTTCGCTGCACCGGCAGGTTGACCCACACGATTAGGGCCAGTAGAGCCTCGGGCTGCAGCATCAGCCCTTGCTTGAGCAGCTTGACGACGGGTAGCAGGAGCAGGGCCTTGCCGCGCAGGGGGAAGCGAAGCGGCAGCTCCAGAACCAGGCAGAGTGCGGGGAGTATTGCTCCCGCTCATCTGACCTTGCTGCCGTCCTTTGGTGACATCACGGACGGAGACTTTCTGTACACGGGAGGAGGTAGCAGTGCCCTTAGAACCAGCCTTAGCAGGGGTGCTGGGTTCGCGGCGGACGATAGGACCACCCTTTTGCTGGATGGCACCACCCTTATTACCAGGGGGCAGTGCTGGTTTCTCACTGCGGGTGACCTTTGCAGAGCCGGTGCTAGCTCGCTGGGAGTCACGGGTAACGCGAGCGTTGCCGTTCTTTTGACGCTCGGTGCGGCTGGTGCCTGGCTTCACAGTGGAAGCCTTCTGACGGTTAGCACGGCCCTTATCAGAACGCACGACAGCCTTGGACCGTGATTGGCGTTTAGCACGGTCAGAGGAAGAAGTAATTTTAGGAGCCATTATGGTTAAGAGATCCAGGAGTGAATAAGAAGCTCACGGTCGGGGTGTGGACCGAATGTTTGCCTCATGAATGTGAGCCAGTTGCTGCTGCCTTTCGCCTGATTGCATGACCTACAAGATGGAACAAGATTGGATGTAAGATCTGATCCTCCGTGGGCTCTAGGTTTGACGTGATCGAGAGTGAGAGTGGATACGTCATAAGTTTCTCCGCAATAGGCACATTGACATGACCAATGTTCTTTGATCGCACGCCTCCAGAGGCGCTTTGCTTCTGCCGAGGTCATGGCTGATAAGTTGTAGAGGTAATGATCAGGCGTAGGCAGCAATGGGGTCATCGCTTAGCGTTAGTTTTTCTCGCCCCCTTGGCGCGATTGACCTTACGAGGGACAATCCGCAGGTTGTTTTTGTTATTGTTCATGGGATTACTATCCACATGATCAACTTCATAGCCCTTTGGGATCTTTCCCATGCTTCGACGGGCTCTTGCCCTGGCTGCATCTTGCTTCCGATGAGCTTTTCGGTATGCCTTTAGCTCAGATGCACGGGCTTGGTATTCTTTTTTATAGTCTCTAGCCATCCATCAACGCATGATGCGCTGTTGAACATCAACAGGGTCGATCTTTGGCAGGATAGAGCGCAGGTTGTCCATCGGAGAACCGCTCATTTGAGGTGCATTGATGTCATTTTTAATGCACCATTCGGCTGCTGCTCTCAGTTCAGCAACCGTTGCTTCTCCTGATTTGAGGATGGAGAGGTATTTTTCAGTGATGGCGCGGTGAAGATCGTTAAACTGATCCTCACTTGCCCGGGAATGCTTAGCCATTAGTGGTATTCTTTAGTACAATGGCGTCTAACTTGTTCTCAATGCGAACCATATGGTCTTCAAATCGCCTTAGGGATGTCGAAAGCTCTTCTCTAGATACATAGCGTTCTGCAATGCGAAGCTCGATGCCGTCTAGTCGTCGGTCCACTTCGGAAATCCGTGTATTGAGACGGTTAGTAAGGGCTGCTGCACCTGAAATAATAGCTACAGCAGCACCGATAAGGGCTTCAATCATTAGTTGGCTGGCCTAAAAGTTATGTACCACCCGTCACCAGGCCCCTTGACGGCCCATCGGGGTAACCACCGCTGCCAGCTATAGGCGATTTGCTTGCCGCCTTTGCCGGGAGTGGGATATCCACCGTTTACATTATCCAATTCCCCATAAGGATCGTGGAATATCCCGTATGAGTCCGTATATCCGATCAACAGTGCCCAGTGACCACCTCCATAGGGAGCGGTGTAGTAGCCGTGGTGCAGGAAACCAGTGGCAACTGGGAAGCCTAGTTGGATTTCATTGATCAGATCATCCTTGCGGCCTGTTTGACGGAAGGTGGCGGTAACTCCGTAGTCCCTGCAGGCACGGATCTGGGCAGATGGGTTAGTCGTGTCACCATATTTGAGAACCGTTCTCAAATAAGCATCATCTGCATTGCTCCCCAGCAGGGCATCGGGCTTAAGGAACTTGACAGCCATCGCACACGTGCTGCTAAAACACATGCGATCACCGTGGGCAGTGGCTGAATCGAGCTGGGGATAGTATTGTTTGACAGGTACGATAGTCATATCATTCCCTTTTCCAGGGCGCATGGATAGACATAGCCCCACCAAGCAGGGCACTGTCGCCTGTCTGCAAGGTGGGGTCTACTGGATGGTGGATTATGGTTGGTTCTGCTGTAGCTGGAGGCTGAACTTCGTCGTAACGCCTGATTTCAGAGTCGAGGTTTGAACGAAGTAGAGCCCCCTTAAGATCTACTTTTTTCCAGCAGGACGGAGAGCACGCAGGCTCTTAAAGACAACCTGCAGGATGCTGTTGGACTTGAGCGGAGAGAGGGCGATGACCTCTTCAATGGCAGCAATGACGATCCAGAATGCAGGATGAGAGACGAGAGAAAGGAATTCCATTGTTTTGTTCCGTTGTGTGGATGTTATTTGGCAGCCCAGCCGGTGTTACCTGTGCCAGTTTCCTTGATGTAAAGAGTTGTACCTGCCCCCCCATCAGTCCGCGTGTAAACCGAACCAACGGGAGCAACAACAACACCTTCGGGGCTACCTGTACCAGTAGTCATAAAGCGGTTGCCGGTATTACCAAAGAAAACACTGTTGGCATACATAGCAGTCCAGCGTAGAGTTGGCTGGCCTAGAGCGTAAAGATCAGTAGTGGCAGGCCTGAACGATTGAGAGTCGATCAGGCTGAATTGACCTTTCATTAGATCCATACGGTCAACACTGCTTACTGTCCGCATCAGGATGTAGTTGACTAGTGCATCAGCAGCCCGACGACCAATCCTGACTTCTTGATCATTTCCTCCGAAGATTTGCAACTGGTTGGAGCTGTTCTGCGGTAGGTTATTAGAAAGATCAATCACCCCCACGGATGTGTGGAAGTGATCTGTCATCCCAGCCATCCGTGTGCCAGCAGTAGCACTTCGGTAGGGGCTCATACTGATATGAGGGTTGAACCCACCACCGTAGAACGCGACTTGAGCACCAGCTGCAGACCCAGCTTCAGTACGGAAACTAGCGTTGGCTCCAGCAAGGAATACACCTCCTCTGGTGCCAGTCAAGGAGCCAGCGATAGTGGTCTTATAGGGTCTGGTCTCTGCATAGTTATCACCGATGAAGGTGAGATCTCTGCACATACCAGCGTGCACAGCCACAGGACCGCTTGTAGAGAAGTTCGTATTGATGAACTTAACTGCTCGCATCGGTGCTCCACTGATCTCCAAAGCACACGAATACTTAGAGCGACCGGGAAGACCAACAGCATTAAAGTCAGGAGATGCTTCATCAAGCCCAGAGCAGTGAGCAAAATCAGTCAACACACAGTTGGAGAAGATAGTGTGACTGTGACCACCAGAGAATCCGGGGATGACTTTGCTGCATCCTGATCCACTGGTGTGAATTGTCAGGATCGCACTTGTATCATCTGCCCCAGCACCTTGAGGGCGAACATTTCTTAAGAGTATCCACCCGTCGCCTAACGTATCAGTGACACCGTTGGGAGTTGCACTAGCGGAGTAGGAAGTGCTCCCATACTCATACACATTGCCAGAAAAAGAATCTGACGTGGAGATCCTTACAAGGCCGCCATTCGGGTTGAATTGGTGAGAGGGGGTCCACCTGAGATAGATGTTCTCAGATGTCTTATCCGCTACAGCCCACAGGTCATTATCTCTAAGTGCCACGCCTGACTGGAACTGGCAGTTCTCATAGTGCCCGTGTTCAGCATTAGGAGTTGTGCCGCTAATGACGATGGTCTCAAAGTTCCCGTAGCTCAGGAATGCCTTGTTCTTCCACGACCCAACAACTGCCACATTGTTCATACTTGCACCCCACGGGTTGCTGATGAACACACCTACATCCCAGTCTGCATAGGGTAGGATCTGTGCAGTTTCAAAGTAGCCAGAGAGGCCTTGGACTTCACCAGTGCCAGGGCAAGAAGTAATAACACGAATGTTATTAAATGAGACACGCTCATAGCTCTCCTCAAAGGAGATAGCTGCAGAGAACAGCCTAGGTGTTGCCGCTACATTAGGGGACTTCGTGGCATCACGGTTGGTGTAATCATCAAGTGTGAACTCAGCATCAGTGGAGTTTGAGAAGTTACGCCCAGCAGTTACAGCATGGTTAAACCCTAACTGGCGTCCGTCTGTAACATAGTTGATAGAGCGTTGCTTTGCGCCTGTCCCACAGAAGATGAAGTTAGTGTGACCAAGGCCACGAACATTATCTTCGTACAGTGAAAGACTAGCTGCTCCAAAGCGTTGCATCGGGATGTATCCACTTCCCTGATACTTCGGAAACCGGGGCAGCCTGATGGGATTCTGGAAGAAGTAGTAACCCTTATTAAAATAGACGGTATCAGGCTGCTTAGCGTTAATGGCAGCAATAAGTGCTGTCATCGCCGTATCAGCGTAGACTGGACTGGCAGGTTCTGAAGTTACACCTCCAAAGTGCTCAAAGTACCAATCACCATCTGGCGACCAACCTCGGGTTCCTCCATTCGTCGTTAGTGCTGTTCCAGATGCATCCTCAATGTAAGGATAGCTAGTACCGTTGACGATGACTGAGATTCTGTTGATTGCAGCGGGAACTGTTGCTGCAATAGCGGCGGCTCTGGAAGAGTAGAGTGGGCCAGTGGTAGCACCTGGAGCAAACTTGACAGGAGTAAGGGATGTATCACCAATACCGGCTAATGCAGTTTGGTCGATGTAGTCTTTTGTCGCAGCATCGTCTGGGTCTACAGGATCAGCCATGTTTGTGATCTTGTAGCCACCCATATCCATATCAGCCATCATGCTATTAGACCCATCTGTACTGATAGAGTGGTTAATAGCTTCCTGGTTGATATATAGGTTCTGGGTAAAGTTATCGTTCAGGTCTGACGCCTTGATGGAAGATCCAGGGTAGAAGACTGCCTCTAGGTTATCAATGTCAGTTGAGCGATAGATCCTTACGCTAACACCAGCCGCAGCAGGCGTAGCTAGTTGGATAGTCGTAGCATTAGCTAGTGTATATGCAGTTGTATTGACTCCATCAAGGCTAACCTTAATGTGAGTTTCATCGAGGTATGGAAAGGTAAAAGAAAAGAGGACGGTGGTTCCGTCCCCTGTATAGATATTCTCAGTGACAGCCATGGTTGCTACTTAAGTGGTGATTGTAGAAGCTGCTGTAGTTGTTCTTCTTGCTTATAGCGGCCCTTCTTGCGGAGATCAGCAGCAAGACCATCACGCTTTGCCTTAGCCAGCAGAGCAGAAGCCTCAGCATCCTGCTGAAGTTCAAGCAGAGCGTTCTTCTTGGCGCGGGTGAAGATCCTTGCGATTTCCTGATTGTGGAGGTAGGTCTTTGGATCGTTAGTAATGCCAAGACCAGAATCTCGATCCTGTTCCATCTTGACGATGGACGCTTGGATCTGCTTGCTTTGAAAGAGCTTGGCAAGCTGCCCCTCGACATTCTGTTTGCCAATCAGGTACTGCCACCGGCTCTTCAGGCTGGTAGGGATTTCCCCTACACCATCAGGCATGGTGTTAACCGTGGTCTTCACGTCATATAGGGACCGCCACAGCATCTGACGGGTTTCAGACGCCTCATGGTTGATCTGGAAAGGCATCACAGCGTTCCACATGCGGGTAGGAACATCCCACATCCGCAGTGGTTGGCCGTTGAGCACGTCGTAACGGTAGGGAAGCTCAGCAATCTCTCCAGCCCACAGGTTGCGGTTCTTGATGTTGTCGAAGAAGCCAGCCTCAAGTTCACGCATACCGGGGTTGAAGAAGCGGCCAATCTCATTTCGCATGGAGCTGAGGGGGACGTAGCTGTTGAGGAGGTTGGCAGCTACACGTTGAAGATCAGAAGCTTGCCCGTTGAACAGGTCAGAGAGTTGGCTCAAGCCAAAGAAGAAGCTACGGTTGATGATGTTTGCTTGAATCAGGTACGAGGCACGCCCAAGCATCGCTTCAGTCCACGACTCACCCATCTGTTGGCTCACAT